CCCTCCATCAGATACTATAATGTTTGAAGAAGTATGGATTGGGGTCTTAAAGAAATATTTCTCCCTAATACTAGAATCTTCTTCTTTGTAGAAAAATCTTAGTCCGGGAATGTACATCAATTGATCCTCAACGGCTTCACTAAACTTATATCTATTGTGTCTCTTTACCCCAAAAGATATCTTAGTGTAGTTCTTCCCTGAATAGTTCTTATAATAAGCAACATTGTCATCGTTTAGCTGTATCTCTCCATCTGATTCCCATTTAGAAATCATGAAGACAGTCTTGTAAGGGAAGCACTGAAACTTTACATACTTCCCATTGTATGCACTCTCTACGACGTAGAAATCTACCCCAGTAGACAATGCAACCTTGCTTCCTAAACCGAAAGCTCCAAAGTTCTCAGAGGTATTACGCTTTGTAGAATATCCAAGCTCGGACATCCCAATAAGACGGTTACCCCCAACTCCAACACCGTAATCTTTGACTGAGAATTCATCGCAGAAACCTATCCCCTCGTTCTCAATATATGTTAGTTCAACATCATTGTTTTCTAAATCCAGGTAATTGATATCATAATATGATTTGTCAAAGTTTGAATCCTTGTACTGCTCATCATCTCTTTGAATATAGTAATCCTCTATAGATTTATTCCCTGTAAGAATATCCACTGCAATTTCTTTCTCCCTCTGTGCATCTAGTGCATTTGTAGCTAATTCTCTTACGGTAGAGGAGATGGGGGTAGAATACTGAGTAGCCTGCAGAATATCAAATACTAGACGTTCTGCTCCTTTGTTTATCTTTTTCTCTATTCCTATAGAGTTAGAAGTAACATTACTCCCAATTGTTTTTATGCTCATGGATTGTAGGTATTATAAACAAAAAACCCCAACTTACGTTGAGGCTTTTATTGCTTGGATAAGCTCTATAGTCTTTAGAACCTGATTTTGATTCCTTGGGACATATAGTTTGGGAGGGTTTCCGTTTCGCAAAAGTAGCTCTTTAAACATTTTCCATTTCATCGGGAAACGTTCATTTGCATACCCCTTACACTCAATTACCCACCTCCCTTGGGGATCTGTAAAATCTGGAGTGTAAGTTATATCTCTGACTTTATATGCTTGCTTGTCATTAAACCCAGTCTTTCCGTTGTCCTCGAAAGATTCCTCTGGGTAATAAAAGCCTTCCATAAGAACATATTTGTGTTGTTCATACTCAAACTTTAGTCCTGACTCCTTAAGTTTAGAGTAGCAGAAAGCTTCAAGCAAACTCTTGAATTTAATTCCATCTACTTCTAATCGCTTTGCATTCCTTACTCTCCCACGGTTGGGACTAGGATTTCGTACAGTTCCGGATCTAAGTCTTTTATTTCTTGAAGCCACTCTTTCTCTAGTTTTTTAGCTGTTTTTCTATCCTTTACATCCAACGAGGTTTTCATCCCAACATTTGCCATCATTTGCACTGTCTTAAACAGAATTTCGTCTATCCGTTTTCGTATTTCTGGGTTGGATTTATATGAGCCTCGCATTGCTGTAAGAATAATTTAGCTGTTTGCAAACCTTTGTTCTTTATCAAATCAGAGATATCTTTTGATTCGAGTTGTGAAGGTATACAAATATTTATAAAACTAGGATATTTTTCTATTATTTTTTTGGCCATAGATTGCCCAGGATTGATCTCAGAAGTGTAATCGTTATCGTAGAGTATCAATAATCTTTGAAAACGTTCCTGTATCTCCCTGAGTATTTGTTCTGGTGGCATCTGCATCTCTGATTGAAAAGCAATGGATGCGCGACCAAGCACGTCCAGGCACATGACATCCTTGAGGGAACTTGTGATATATAAAGTTTCCCCATTCTCAGGAATCTGGTTACCCCCTTGGACAACTTCATTCCCAACGTTGCTGAACCATTTGTACGTCTGGTCGTACGGTCTGTAGATTTTGAATCCTTCATTGAATTTGAATGCATAGGTTATTGTATCTGCTTTAAATCTGGTGTCGTTTATCCAATAATAATCTATCGGAAAGACCGCAAATTTAGCTAATACTTTCTTTGAGATATGATACTTGGTCCAGAAAATTCTATCATCCTCATTCCAAGATCGGACTCTAATCTTTATTTCTGACTTTCTTCGTGAGCTTTCTCTTCCCAAGCTATGAGAGAATCTATTACCCAAGAGAGTATCATTCCCACTGAAACTGTTAGAAAAATCACGATAAATGATATTGAGAGCCCCAATAAAATCGGTGTTATACTTGAAAGCAACATAACTAAAGCAATTAAAGGTGTGTTCCAAATTCCCGAAGTCCTTATAGAGTAATTTCCCATTCCACTCAACGATGCTAACAGTGGGGGAATTATCACGTCTAAGTTCACTTCTGAATTTGACCCCTAATTTAGTGAAATTGCTACAATATCTCCTAAAAATATCATACTCAGTTAAATAGCTTAGTATATAGTCAGAATGTAATACTAAGTTGCTGTCTTTATAGTCTACTCCCATAGCAATATATTTTATATTTATGGGAATAAAGAAAGGGGGAGCGAGCTGGTTTCTCGCAACCCCCAATCTTTATCGTTGATTGGTTAATTAGAGAACCCAGTCATCTGAATCATCTACAGTTGCAACCTCTGAGGGAGCTACCAGCTTCTCAGTATAGGGAGCAAGACGTAAATCTTCAGGATAAGCAGAGTTAAACCCACCATAATCAGAATTAAGCTCCTTCGTAAACATGTCATTACGCTGGGGCTTAAGTCTCCCAAAATGCTTCGTATAAGTCTGTTGATACTTTCCATCTTTTACTCCGAGAAGGATTCTTACACGGTTATCTTGAAGAGCCTCAACAAGCTTCTTAAGCTCAGTGACATCACCCTTTACAATTTTATCAATCGTCTCAAGGTAACAATCCCCATTCGAAGATACATTACCCCAAGCTTTGATAAAGTTCAAGAGGACATCCTCTCCTGAGTAAGCTTTACGCTCTCCTTCAGCCTTAAACCAATCATATTTAGAAGATGGGTTATCCTCGCACCAAGTGATTTGACCACGATTGTTAACCCACATGAACTTACTCCCGTCCTTGCTAGTACGAGGAGTGTCCTTCATTAGAATCTCAACTCTAGTTGTAATATCAGGAGAGGTATGTCTTACCCAAAAGCTCAACTTTGTGTACTTCTCCCCACTAAGTTCAATAGCATACTCAGGATCACGCTTTGTATTTACTCCGAGACTATTCAACTCATCAAGAGTAGGATTAATCGCCACTACTTGCATGGGGGCAATCCCGTAGTAGAGGTTAATACCTCCTACTACTTCCTCTTCACTTTTATTTGTGGCAATAGCCATTTTATTTATGTATTTTAAGGTTAATTAAATCAGTTAATTCAAGTAATTCAGCTATTTACAGAGTACGAATCCCAAGGAGCCGTGTCTTGCTCATCATCATCTTCGTTATCTCCTGGATCAGTAGACTCAGAAACAGGAGCTTGTTCTTCAGTATCATCAACTAAGGTGAATTTTACGATTTTTGAGCGCTTTACACGCTTTCCTGATAATTTTGGGTGCTGGAAGATCAATTTGGTCTCTTCTACAGAAAGATTGTACTTCTCTCTGATAGCTTTTCTATCCAATCCTGCATTTAAATCTGCAAGGATTTGAGATACTGTGATAACTTGTTTTTGTTTCTCAACAACTTGAGGAACGTTTTGGATTTGCACGTCAATCATAACTGTGTTTGTTAAAGGGTTAGTCGATGAAGATTTTATCCCAATCAAAGGGAATTGTTTGACCTTTAAGGTGGTCACACCTAGAACCTGCATTTTGATCGTCCTTAGAATCAAATGATACCATCATCTGATCTGACTCTCTGAATACATACCCAATTGCATCTGCATTTGCGCATGTAATGTTTCTGATTTTCCCAGTAAGATCTAAGTCCTTGCTTGATACCTCCTTTCCTTTCTTTTCAATCATCTTGTCTTTCAAGTGACCTACTAAGATAACGTGCGGAGCTAGCTGAGATATCCTATCCAACCATTTCTTGTACGCTATTCTAAGATACAGATACCCAGCACCCTGAGGTAATGAGAGAACAGAGAGGCCCTTGTTATCTGAATCGAAGTTCTTCCCCATTTGGGTATTTCGATACAGCTCTTTTGCCTCTTGTTCAGCCCATACTTCAAGCTGTGTGATTGTGTCGATAGCTACATACTTATAGGGTTTGTTGCCCTTAATAATGGCTTTTCCTATCTCACTTAATTCAGACAATGATGTGGCTTTGAGCTTTAAAGCACTAACCATATCACTCCC